CCATCCCAGATTAGGTCGCCACCGGCAAACAATGGGTTGCTTTTACCACGCGCCAAGGCATCGCGGTTAGCTTGCGTAATGGTCGCGTTAGCCGCAAAGTCACGGAAAGTGAGTGAGTCGCAATACAACACAAAATAACGCTCATCTTCTGTCGCCCTGGTTGGTCGAATCTTAGGGCTAGCCGTACTGGCCATACGCTTCATTAACGAGACTTCTTCAGGCCCTAATTTCATGGCTGCGGTCACTGCACCCACTCGTGCGCTGTGATCTGTACCTGAACCAATGGCATTACCAAATAACACACGATCCGCGTTATCGGCTAACCATGTGTCTTTTTGAGCCTCAGAAGCTGAACCATAGGCCACGCCATTGATTTGATGCAATGCCGTAATAATGTCATCACGGGTTTTTTCCATCATCCAGTCTTGCAGCACTTCTTTGCCTGCCTGTCTTAGGCTAATCGCTGAAAACTGCTCATCGACTTCAGCTACACGCACGGCATTTCGGAGTTTATTCACCGACAACTTAAAGCTGCGGCTGTCCATATCCTCTTCATTGCCTTCCAAAGTTGAGGAACCTGTGACACCTGCTCCAGTTAAACGATTAACCAAGGCATAGGTAATAGAATCACCTTTTTTCTTGGTAAGATCAGTTTTTAACTGAATGATGTTCTTGGAACTGGTTCCCATTTCACGCTTGAAGCGATTAGCCTCAAGGTACTCTTTCATAAACTTAGCGTCCCAATTCTGGACCGTTAAGCCTGTTGCTACATTTGAATCTGCCATTTTAAAACTCCGTTACTGGGCGTCTCACGACGTGCCTGCGGATATCGCTGTCTCACGACAGTGAAAGCCCTATCTGTTAAGTGATTTAGCGGTCAAACATACCGCCATTAGCGAGTGGATCAGGGATAGACAATGCTTCATTGTTAGCCCCTGCCGCTCGAGTGTTTGTTAGACTGGGAGATATTGCGCCGTTCAGCTCAGCTTCTTTGTCCGCTTTGGCTTTCGCCTCCGCTTGTATTTCAGCCTTTGCCTCAGTAAGTGCCTCAGCTTTTAGCTTTGCCTTGTAAGTATCCACATCCTGCATTTCCGCATACTCTTCTGCTTTTTTAACAGTTTCGTATACAAAGTTTGCAGGGTGCTCGGACTGCTTAAGTTTTATTTGCAAGCTAGGGTCATCACTAACCATTTGCATAAATTTATCTTCCGCAAGATCATAATCATCATGCTGTGAACGCATAATATTTTGCGACATAGCGGTAATCGCATCGCGTACCTTGACATCCACTTGCTGCTGAATATGAGCCGCATAGCCCTCCTGATCATCCAAAAGATCAGGCCTTGGTTGCTGTTGCTGTTGCTGAAGTTGCGCTTGCGCTGCTTTTAACTCACTCTCACGCTGTTGGCGTTTCTCTCTTTCATCTAACAGTGCCGAAATTGGCACGCTATCAGATTGCTTTTCAGGTTCTGAAGGTGTCGGCGGCACATCCTCTGATTCCTGTTGTTCAGGTTCAGCTTTATCGCCCGTTTCAGCGTCTGCTTGAGGCTCTGGTTGAGGGGTTTCCTCAGTTGCCGAATCCTCGGCTGGGGTTTCCTCGGGTGCAATTGCTTCGTTTACAAACTCTTTCAATTCATCTGACATTTTACTTCTCCTATCGACCTAACACAGAGTCGTCCTGATAACGCCCGAAGCCCGGCGGCGGCATATAAAAAAACCCGCACTAAGGCGGGTTCTTGGTAAATCGGTTTGTTTAACTCAGCGGCGTATTAGCCGCAACTTGCGCCTGAACGGTAATCTTTTCCGTTTCCGCATTGGTTTTATTGATTTTGGCTTCTTTCTCAGCCATCTCTAACTGCGCAGATTGTTCAGCCATTTGCATCTGCTGTTGTTGCATCTGCTGTTGCTGTTGTTGCGCCTGTTGCGCTTCGGGTGTTTCACCGCGCATTTTTTCTATGATTTGACGTTTATTCGGTAGGCTTGAAGCCTCAAGCACCATATCTATTGGGATTGCTTGAGGTGCGACTTGATACATTTGTGATAGTTGCTCGAATTGCTCAGCTTGCAAGTTGACGGTATCAGGCGCCACATCAAGAATAATATCCACATCTAATTCTGCTAAGTTATTCTGCATATAGGCGATTTGTTCGTTTCTAGGATCAAGCACATCATAAGGCGTACCACGCTGCTCTAAGACCTGCCCTACGGTCACGGGTTGATTAAGTGCAACAAACTTAAGATTCTTCTCATCATCGGTTACACGAATCCACTTCTGCTCATTCCAGAACTGCTTAACCCTTGCCCAGATTTGTCGATAAATTCGCTTTTCCCAGTCTCGTAAGCCATCGAGTAAGGTAGCGATCTCAATAGCCCCCGACTGCTGACGAAATTGAAGCGCCCTGCCAGACATCACACGATCCTCTTTGCCCGACATTGCCGCATTAGCACCAATCTGATCAATCTCATTTTTTGCCTCTTGAAGCAATTGAAATTGACCCATTGCCAGATCCGCACCCCGCACGACTTGAAAATCTTTACCAGGATTTTTAACAATGTAACCGTCGGGTTTGGCAGCTTCCTTCTTCGCTTTATTCACATTTTCAACCGCACCTTTATCGGCGATAATCTGATTAGTACTTAACAAATGTAAAGCCTTAGACCCTCTTTTATTGATTTCATCTTGAATGGATATTAACTGACGAATAGCACCATAGGTTTGGTTATCACGATCAATAAAGGCGCTTTGAATCTCTATTGGGTTACAGGGTTCAGCACAGTCATCAAGGTAAGGCGATAAACGTGCTGGGACTAACTCACCGTTACCCGTAAAAAACACATGATTCCACTGTTTGTGATGGTAAAACATCTCAATGACTTTAACGCGATCACGCCCCTTATCAAACATTGCCTGTCGTGGCTTGTCGTCATAAGTGTCGCCCATAGATCCATCGTTTGATCCCTCGGCAAATAATGAGGGGTCGGCATCAGGAAACATTTCTTTAGCATCAGAAGCATCCATCCAAATGGCTTGCCCCATAAACTTGGCATCTTTGCCGTCTTTTCGGCTTGAATGCGGGTCTTTAAAGAATCTATCCCAAGGTATATGACGCGGGAATATTTCAAAGCCTTTAACCGTTTTTTCTACTTCAACAATGGCCGCGCAAGTGCCCTCAATAAACAGGTTATAAGCGGCTTCTGTTTTTGTTTTATTGAAATCAGCATTGTCAGTGACATAACGAAGCGCATCGGTGGCGGCTTCGGCTGCATCTTCAGAATTAGGTTCTCTGGGATAGGCTTTAGGGTCTACACGGCTTTGAATCTCTAAACCAATAAGCGCATCGATTTTAGGCTTGATTTTGTTATTAGTAATTACTGGCTGACTACGATTTTCAATGACGCTACGCTCTTTTGGCGTCCACTGATTATTGTCATAGTAATCACGGTCGCGCTCACATAGCTGACGATTAGTAACGCTTTCATTTATCGTGTCTAAGTACCATGTTTTTAATCGCTCAAAATCAATCATGCAACTTTCCAACCATCCTCATCATCGTCATCAAATGCTTTATCCCATCTATCTTTAGGTTTATTGGTTTCTTCAATTATGTGGTCAGCAGACACAATCTCATCCAGTGCCATACCTATAAGGGCGCAGACATCCACTGCATCATCATGTTTGCCAGCAGGGAATGCGCAAAGCTGTTGTAGAAGCCTATCGCCCCAATCTGAATGCGGAATATAGACTTTACCCATTGCCGCCCTCGCCCTAAATGCTTGCGCCATAGCCGCCTTATCTGCAGTTCTCGCTAGCCACTCAAAATGAGAGTAAATGCGCCGTTCATCGCATCGTTTTAATAGCATGGATTCTGTGGCTTTCTGGATAACCCCTTTCTCGCCATAAACAGTAAGCGGGTTATGCTCGACCACTAGGTTTAATTGCTCATCAATCCACGTGTCGGGTGAAGTCTGCCCATACCACCAATCCACCGCATAGAGGTCTTGGTTAGCATCTAAGCCCCACACGCCAAACTCAGTGAAGTCACCCTTGCCCTCACTCACCGCATAATCCGTGGTGATGTATTTTCTAACAGCGGGCAAGTCATCGAGGGAATAGCGCTTAAACCAACTCCTTTTAAAGAAGTCACCTTCCGTCGCACTAGGTATCTGCTGATAGAGTGAGTTCCAGTCCCTCATCCCCGTTAAGGTCATGGTCTTTTTAGTCTGTTCCCACCAAGACTCAGAAAACCAGTCAGTCCAAAGATACTCGCCCTCAGAGCGGTCTAAAAGGTCGTTCTCGCTGGCTTGAGCAGGTAAACAGACCACATACCAATCCCTGCCGTCTTTAGCCTGTATCTCACCGCTTTGGCCGTTCCACTTCTCAGGTAAA